CGGTATGCAATGCCAATGTAAAATCTACAATTTGTGATAAAATATTATTAATTTCTTGTTCAATATACGGAATTGTAGAAGCAATTAAATCATATGGAACGCCATCTCTATCTACTGCTTCTAAATAATACTGATAAAATTTATACTGCTGTTCTAATTCGTTTAATTTATTAATTGATTGTTCTGCAGTTGTTTTAGTATTTTTTGCTGTTTGAATTGATGCAATATAATTAATTAGTTCAGAATTAATATGAGATAATTCAAACTCAGCTGCATCGATATGACTATTTACCGTATCTATATCTTCTTCTATTTTTGCATTAGATGATATTGCATCTTCATGTTTATAATATTCAATAATATTATTTTCAATATCAGTTAATTTATTTTCTAAGCCATGCAATTTAGTAGTTAAAGTATGAATATCAGAATCCATTTTAGCTTTTTCTTTTTGTTTAATTACTAATTGTTGCTGCAAACGTTGTAGTTCAGCTTTTTCTTCAGTTACTGAAATTAATGAAGCAATATTAACTCGAATCTTTTCCAATAAATTATGTACTGAATTTAATGCATCGGTATCACTTTGAATTAATTTTTTAGTTTCAATTGCATCTTTAACAAATACATTATTCATACAAAACTGACAATTTTCATCATATTCAAGCTCATCTAATTTAGACATTTTATCTTGTTTATGCTTCAACTCAGTTGTTAATTGTTGAATTTTAATTTGACATGTTTTTTCTTTATCTTTTAAATCATTTAATACATTCATTTTTTCGTCTAATGATGTACTGTCAATTTTAGATAAACTATTAGTTAATTCATCGACTGCTTCAACTAACTTAATATTCTTAGTTTGTAAATCTTGTATAGAATCTACCGTAGTTGTCATTGCAGCTGCTATTTGATTTTTTGTAGAATTTAATTTATCAATATCAGAATATGACTGTGATATAGGAATTAGTTTAGTAGCTAATGTCAACTTATCTACCTGCAACTGTTTTAAATTAGCTTCATGAATGTCCTTAGTATCTTGCGCGTTTTTGATTTGACTATCTAATTCTGCAATATCAGTAATTGCAGTAGCTAACTTAGTTGAATAATCTCTTTTTTGATAGTCTTTAATTAACACTGCAACTTCTTTAATATCCGTACTAGCTGCAGAATATAAATCTTCAAATACGCTAATATCTAAAAACAAAGACAATAAATCTTTACGTTCTTTCTGAGTCATTTCAATAAACCCAGTATTGTTTCCTTGAACAGATAATGCAGTTAAAATAAAATCTTCATAAGTACCTAATATAGCACGAATATTATCATTTGTCTCACTACGTTCTTTTCCATTTAAGGTAGTAATTTCATCATTTTCGTTACTGTAAAAGTTAATGTCAATCCTAACATGTGTATCAGATTTTTTAGTACCTGTTTTTTCAATTGTATATTCAACGCCATCTAACTCAAAAGTAAATTTAGCAGTAAATGACATTGCTTTATTATTTAGTACATGAATTGCTTTTGATGTTCTAGAACATTTATCAAATATACAATATGTAAGTGCATCTAACATTGTAGATTTACCAGATGCATTAGGAGCAAATATTCCGTTTATTCCTTTAAGATTTGTAAAATCAATAACATTATTAGCTCCATATGAAAACATATTTGAAAATTCAAACTTTTTAGGAACCCATGTTTTATTTCTAGGCTGAACCGTTGAACTTAACGATGAATTTACTGTTCTATTTACATGTTGAATACCAGATAAAATTTCATCTGATAATGCAAACTTGTTTTTAAGATATTTAGTAATTAATTCGTTTTGATATTCAACATCTCGAACATCTCCAATATTTACTTTTTGAACTCTATTTTTATTAGTAAAATCATTTACCTTTTGAATAGCTTGTTCTGTAATATTAAATTCTGATTTCACTTCTGATATACATCTTTCTAATTCTGAACCCGATGTATTTTGAGACTTAACTCTTAATTTAATTTGCTTACCTGCTAATGTTTTAGGAATAGGCGTATATACTCCATTATCAATTAACAATGTATAATAACATGTATCATTAGGTACTTCAACAAATGAAGATGATTTATCTTTTGTATTCCATACTAAATATCCATGGTATAATGCTTCGCCATGATTCTGCTGAATTAATGAGCCAGGATATGCGACTGTTTTTTCTGAATTTAAATACTGAGCTGGTTTATGTATATCACCTAACAATGTTAAATCATATCCATCAAATGTATTTACAGTTACATGTTTATTAGTTAATGTAAATCCAACATCGGTTTGCGCTGTATCTACCGCGCCGTGGTGTAATGCAATTTTATAATCAGCAGTAAACTCATTAGCTTTTATAAAAGTAGCTGGTTGATCAAATACAGACATTACGGTAAAATGTTTATCTGCTAATTGATATACACCCGAATCTTTTAAATAATACATGTTAGGATGATTAAGTGCATTTACAATAGGCGTTAATGCATCTAATCTAGATTTATTATTTAAATTACAATCATGATTACCTGTAATTAATATAGTCGGTGCTAAATCAGCGAATTGTTTAAAAAATTCCTGTACAGCCTGTACTAATTCAGGCGTCATATCTGTTTTAGCATGTACAATATCTCCCCCTAAAAATATAATATCATTAGGACCAATATCCTGCTTAATTAGATCTACAGTTCGATTAAATACTGATTGATATTCATTATGTCGTTTTAAATTACGAATATGAATATCTGCCAAATGATAAATTTTATCAATTGTAGTTAACGTAGATTTTAATTTTGTTATTTTCATATATTTAATTTGTACATTATGTACTTTTCAAATGTTAATTTAGGTGTTTCTTTAATTAAAATAGACATAGTTTCAAATCCAATATCCGCAGGATCTTTTTCTTTTAAGTCTACTAAATAAACTTCTACGCCGTTATTCATAAAATACTCAGCGTGTTGTAAAGCTTGTTTTTGTGCATCTTTATCTAAACAAATATACAATTGCTTTACTGATTTTTCAATAACTTTCTTACGAAGGTTTTCTGATATGGTCTTCCCAAATAACGGAATTGCATTTCTTCTAACTGATATTGCATCAAATGCTCCTTCTACTAACACAATTGGTAATGCCCAATTTACTAATAAATCGAATCCTATTATATTTTTAGATACATCTGGATTTTTATGTTTAAATGCAACACCTTCATAGTATGAACGACCTACAAAATAATTTAGTTTACCAAATTCATTATATGATGGTATTATAATCTTCTTTTCATATTCGCCTGTTTCACAATATCCAATACTGTATTTTATAATTTCAGATAAAGTTACATTACGTTTTAATAGATAATGAATAGCATTTTTATATTCAATTGAATTAGATGGTTTCCATAACGGAATATACTCCTTAGGCAGGCTTATTACTGTATTAGAAGAACTAACAACGGTTCTACTAAGACTACTATAATCTGGTTTACTGGTTATCTTATAAAGTTCTGTAAATCTATCCCTAGGTAGGTTTAAAGCCTTGAACAAAGTATTAATTCGTTTCCCCGATGCATTGCAAACCCAACAATGCCAATGATTTTCATCTGAATCAGAAACTACTTGTATTTCTAATTTTCTTTTTTGTGTATTACAGAACGGACATATAAAAGCATGATTACCTCTGTTTGTAGACTTTCCTTTGCCTAATACAGATGTAAGTAACTCAATTAGTCTTTCTTGATTCATTGTACTATAATATAAAGAAAAAATGAATAGAAACCTAATTATTTAGTTTCATTTATCCATTCATTCGGTATTTGCTTATCTGCGTAGATAAAGCCATTTTTAGTACACCAATCTGCATAAGTTGTTTTTGAAGTTTTAGATAATTTTGTTTTAGAATTTTGAAATACAAAACGAATATCTAAATCTGGATTTTGATCTTTGATTAATAAATGTTTTTTTCTATCGGCGGCTACGAATCGACCTTTGGTTTCTATATAGATCCCATTTGGTAATTTAAAATCCGGATGGTATTTGTGTTTTGTTGCAGGCTTAATATACTGAATAATT